GAGCTTGAATATGGTCAAAAAATATATGATTCTAATGACGCATTAATTGGAACTATATCTAGTGTTGACGCTGATGATTCGTTAATACTAGAAGAAAATGCATTAGTTAATTTTTCTGGAAATTTTAAGTATTCTAGAAAAACTTCTGTTGGCATATTTAACACTACAACAGAAGACTTGCTCTATAGAGCTTCTGGAACTGAAAATATATCTTTATATCCTGAATGGACTTCAAATGCAAATGCTTTGTTGAGAGTGCGGCAGCCTGGATATCAAACTATAGAAAGTCCTTTTACTTTTGTTGAATATGGATTTGATTTTCCGCTAACTATGACAGAAAATCAAATAACTACAGCAACTCCAACATCTACTGGAATTAGTGTAACAAATCATGGAGCAAGTCCAATATATTGGAATTCAAAATATTTTTCCATAACTATAACTGTTACTGATGGCTCTTCGGCAGCAACTATAGCAGAGTGGATTCATTACTATTTAAATCAAGATAGCTTTTCTATAGATAGCGAACTTCATAATATTTCATATCATGATATGATAGTTAGACTATCTGATGGGAGCTATGAAACTGCTAGAGGTAGAGTTTTTGGCTCTTCTGGGGCAACTCAAAAGGGCGTTAGAGTTGTTGATGGTTCGGGAAATGAAATTGCTGGATTTTCTCGTATGCAAGCAGATGACGGCACTTATTTCAGCCCAGCAGCAAGTTATACTCTAACAGTAAATAATATAGTATCTGGATCTAGATTACTTCTTAGAAATACATCAACTAGCGCAACGATATCAAATACAATAATTACCACTGGAACTTTCACTTATACATATACTCATACTAGTGACATTCCAGTTGAAATTGTAGTAAGAAAATCTAGTGCAAGTCCATATTATCAAGAGTGGAGAACAACAACAACTTTAACTAATAGTAATAATACGCAAACAGCAAATCAAATTTCAGATGAGTAATTATAAATAATAAATAGAATAGAAATTTTTTAGCGTATGGGAGAGTAAAAAATGGCAATAATAGATGATTTTAGTATTGATGGAACTACTGGAAATATTAGACATGTCAGCGGCACAACTATATATTCTGTATTAGAGCTTCATCAATTTCTTCAAGATCTTGCTGATGATGCAGCTTTTGCAGGAAATGATGAACTTGATATTTTATCTCCCAATCCATCAAGACTTGATGGTCCAAGAGATGCTACTGTAGCTTCACGACTAAACTTATTGACGAGTGGAAGTATTGCATTTAATATTGACGACACTGCGGCACAATATATAAATTTTGGATCAATTAAGCAAAATTCCGCAAATGTTCAATACTCAGGTCTGAAAACGATTGGTGGTATTGTTGCAAGCTCTCCAGTTTATGTAGTTCAAGAAAGTGATAAAATTACAAGTTTCTGGCCAAACGGTCACATTCAAATTTTAGTAAAAGCAAAAACTGGGAATGTTTTTATTAATGGTGGTGACGTTACAGCTTTCTCTAGAAAGTGGCAACAAACGTATTCACACTTTGATGTAAATCTAGCAGCGGGTGGTGAAACCTCAGCGGCTATTTCTACTGCATTAGATACCAATATTACGGATACTGAGGCGACTGTTTTAAGCAATCACATTCCCAATGTTGCAATCACTTACGGCGATACTAACCAAGACTTGGGAAATGGTAACGGAAGTAAATTATATAAAGGTACGATTACATTAAGTAATGGCATCACCTTAGCTGATACATATCAAGCACTTCAATATATCACTCGCGAAAGTTCAACAAGTACAGTAAACGGAATACCAGGATGGAGATACAGATCTTTTGTTGAAGATCAAACTGGCACTATTACTACATCAACAAGTTCAACAACCGTTACTGGTTCTACAACAAATTTTACCTCTAGTCTGGTAGGCTTAGAATTATATGATAATGCTGGCGATTTAATTGGAGTTGTGGCCAGTATAACTAGCACAACAGAATTAGAATTAGAAAGAAATGCATTAATTGCAGTTAGTGGAGTTAATTTTAAAGCAAAGTTGGGATATACAGAAAATGTTTCAGCTCCTTTTGGAACTTTTGCTGGGGGCACTTTCTTCTTTGCACAGGGTTGGTATGTAACTGGAGTTTTAGCTTCAGAATCAACAAATTATCAATTAATTGCTCATGACGGATCAATTCAAGTTCCGCCAAATACAGTTTCAATTACTGTAGGTAATCTAGTTAGTGGAGATAGAGTTCTTGTCGCTAGAGAAGATACTGGTAATGCTGGTCAAATTCTTACAGATGAATATACGCCAGCAAACACTTCTTCGGGCGCGACATCAATACAAGTTTCAGAAACTATTAAAACTGATACACCATCCAGTGGAGTCATTAGAATTAAAGGAGCTAGATACACTTATACATCTTATTCTCAATCCCCAAGCACTTTTAGTGGATTAAGTCCAGCACTTGCTGAAAATATAGTAACTACTGATGATGTATTTGTACCATATATTGATATTCAAACTACAACCACTAGCGAATCAGTTTCATTTATTTACGATGCAAATTTTAGTGCTAGAGTTGATGTTAGAAGAGGTAGTGGAGCTAATCCAATTATACCATTTGACACTTTGATTGGTGTTACTGACGCAGGAGCTTCTGTAAACGCAAGCAGAAACTCAGATGTTTAATATTATATAATAAAAAAAGTTATGGCATACTATGCTCAGCCATTTACGTTCAATTTCGACACTTCAACTATAGCAGTTGATAGTGGAGTGACTGATGTTGATTGTTTCTCATTGTATGATGCAATTAAATTAGCTCAGGCTTCTGAGGAAGGAATTATATATGAAAGAATCGGAAAAGGTTCTGGACTTGACGAACTCGGACCAGGCGTGCAGGTCGGTATCACCATCGAACTTTTGGGGTCGTGGAACATTTATTTCATCCCAGGAAATTATGTCGCAAGAGTCGCGGGAGGCAACCTCGTCGGAGGACCAAACGGAGACCCAATCGCATACTCAGCAGGAGTCCAAGCCCTCTTAATTCAGTCGGCAAACTCTACAGTAGTGAGCACTAGCGGAACGGGTGGAGGAAGCTCTGCGGCTGAAATTTGGAGTTATAGTAATAGAACTTTAACTGATACTAGACTACAAGATATTAAAAATAAAACTGATAATTTGCCAGATAATCCTGCAACGGAAGAAACAGCACAAGATGCCGCAAATAATGCCAAGATTTCTGTTGCATTGTCTTCGTAAAAGTTTTTTATAAATAAAAGCTATGAGATATCAATTTAATTTCTTTTCTTTTTTGCGCGGATATTTGGAAGACATTATGACAGTTACATCATCCATATTTTTAAGTATAAAAAACACTTTTATTCTACTCTTAGCATTTCTTGCTCCAATAAAAGCCGCAATTCTTTCAGTGTACTTTTTAATTTCAGTTGATTTAATTACTGGAATTATTGCTTCTAGAAAAGAAGGAAAAACTATCACTAGCGCAGCTCTCTCTAGAACTATAGGAAAACTTTTAATATATTCAACAACTATAATAGTTGCCTTTGTCGTTCATAAAAATCTACTTCACGGATTTAACTTGCCCATAGAATCTTTAGTTTCTGGCTTTATAGCATTAACTGAAACTACTTCTATTTTAGAAAATTTAAATAGAATAAGTAATAATAAAGTTATAACGCAACTTATTACTCTTGTGTCTAATGAGAAGCGAAAAAGACTTCCAAAAGATTGAAAATAATTACTCAATATCTATTCTATAGCATTTTATCATTACATAAAATGATATAAATAAAAATGTAATTATTTAAATCTAGAATGGTATTATGTCACAACCAACACAAACTTTTGTCTTAAACGAAACCCCAACTAGAATATCTGCTAGAGTTTATGCCTTAGCAAGCTATCCCATGACTGGAACGCAATCGATCTTTGTAAATGGATTGTTGCAAAATGTTAGTACAGTTAGTGATTATACAATTGAAGATAATATAATAACTTTTAATTATGATGTTGCAGTAGATGATACTGTACTTGCAAATTATATAATTGAGACTGCAACAACTGAAGCACAAATACCTTCAGCGGATAGTGTTACTGGCAGAAAAGACTTAATACATTGGTGTTTGAGAAGACTAGGCGCGCCAGTAATAGATATAAATTTGGATGAAGATCAAATTGAAGATAGAATAGATGAAGCTCTATTATATTTTAGAGATTATCACTTTGATGGTGTTGAAAGATGTTATTTACATTATCAAATCACTCCATCAACAATGACTTTAAGTGCGGAATATACAGGAACTTTTGAAACTGGAATGACCCTTAAAGGACAATTATTTATCAAAGAAGAGAATGCATACGAGATAAAAACTGACAATACAATCATTAGATATAAAAGTTTAAATGGAATAACTTTCATTCCAGGAGAGGTTGTAGAAATTGGAGATACAGGAAATACAGTTACAATATTGAGTTCATCTACAGCAATAACTATCGGAAATCTAGATAGTGGATATGTATATCTTGGCGGAAAGGTAATAAGTGTTACAAATATAATTCCACAACAATCTTCAACAATCGGCGGAAACTTGGGGGGAATGTTCGATTTTCAATATCAGTTTGCTCTAAACAATATGTTTAATTTGGCATCAACAGATCTAGTAACTTATGATTTATATCAAAGATATATCAGTCTTTGGGAATTTATGTTTAGGGGCAAAAAAGGAATTAGATTTAATAGAAAAACTGATAGAGTTTATTTTGAGATGCAAGGTATTGGGCCAGATCAGTAGGTTATTTTTGAAACATGGAGTTCTTTGAATCCCAATACATTTACTGAAATCTTCATGGATGAATTTGTCAGAGAATATTCATACAACTTACTAAAAATGCAATGGGGAAGCAATCTTAAAAAGTATTCTGGAATATCACTGCCTGGAGGGGTAACTCTAAACGGACAAGAAATATATGATGAGGGAGTTGAAGGTTTAAAAGAGCTTAGAGAAAGAGTTAGAAGTGAATTTGAATTTCCTCCTGACATGATGGTCGGCTAATTAAGGATTGCTTGTCATGAGTTCTAATAGATATTTTAATTTATATAATCAAAAGCAAGAGCAGAATTTACTTCAAGATTTAATTGAAGAAAGCATAAAAATTCATGCTATAGACGCAGTTTATATTCCTAGAAATCTTGAAAATTTTGATCCAATATATAGAGAAGATCCTTTAGCATCATTTAATGATTATCATCATATAGAAGTTTATATAAAAACTTATGATGGATTTTCTGGCGATGGAAGTATTCTTAGTAAATTTGGTTTGGAAATAAAAAATCAAATAACATTTACTGTTTCGAGAAGCAGCTACTCAAAAACTTTAGGAACTGAACTTAGTCGCCCTAGAGAAGGAGATTTAATTTATCTTCCAATGAGTACAGCAACCGCATTGTATGAGATAAAATTTGTAAATGAGCATAGCGAATTTTATAATTTGGGAGAATTTTATACTTATGACTTACAGTGTGAGCAATATTCATTTCAAGATGAAAATATATCAACTGGCATTGAAGATCTTGATGATAACATAGCAACATCTTCAGAAATTTATGTTTTAGAAATTTCAAATGCCACTGGAGATTTTACTGAGGGCGAATTTATATATCAAGGCGATAGTTTACTTAGCGCAACTGCAAGAGCTAAATTTGTTGAATATAAATCTAGCACAGAAATAAAAATAAAAGATTTGTATAGTGAATTTGATGCAAGTAAGGGACTTATTCAAGGCGCAATTAGTAATACTCAAGCATCATTAGCTTCTGCATTAGATACATCAAATATTCAAAATGATTTTTCTAGTAGTAATGATGATTTTGATAATTTTGTGATAATAGATTTTAGTGAAAGCAATCCATTTTCTGAAGAGTAAACACAATGTTTGGAAATCCTTTTTATCACAGCACACTAAGAAAAATTGTTTCCAGTTTTGGCTCAATATTTGCTAATATAATGGTAATAAAAAAACTTGGCGACAATGAAGTTGAAAGATTGCATGTGCCTTTATCTTATGGACCTGCAAGTAGATTTTTAAGTAGAATAAATGAAGATCCAGATTTGGATAGAAGATATTCAATAAAACTTCCTAGAATGGCGTTTGAAATATCTTCAATAGATTATGATTCTAGTAGAAAACTCAACACAATTAAAAGGCAAATTTCAACCAAAGGCGATTCTTCTGGGGTTGTTAATCATCAATATAATGGAGTTCCATATACTGTAAAAATGGATCTTACAATCATTTCAAAATATATAGATGAAGCAAATCAGATATTTGAACAAATAGTTCCTTGGTTCACACCAGCATTTACAATAACAATAAACAGTATTCCAGAATTAAATCACAAAGATGATGTTCCGATAACACTCACTTCAGTATCTCTTGATGATAATTACACTGAAGATTGGGTTTCTAGAAGAGAAGTAACTTGGTCATTATCTTTTGACATGAAAGTTATGTTTTACGGTCCAGTTGTTGATAGAAGTATTATTACAAAAACTATACTAGATACTTATG